ACTCCCATGCTGGAGTTCATTGGGGATAGATGTTCGGAACTTGATAATTATCAAATCGGACAGATAGTTACTATATCATTTGACGTTCAAGGCACAAGATATCGAAACAAGGATAATGTTGAGCAAATTTTTACTCGCGTACAACCTTATAGAATTGAGGCAAGACAAACTCAACAGCCTTCTGCGCCCATTCAGCAGCCAACATCACAACCTATAGCGCAACCTGGGCCCCAGCCGATTACTCAACAACAGCCTCAGAGTTTTCCACCAGCGCAAGGGAATAATGATGGCTTACCTTTTTGATGTATGTCCCTCTACGATACATCAAACCCTTTGCAGAAAGAGCAGTTCAAAGCTCGTTCTGCAAAGCTTGCAGAAAGCGGCAAGATTGTAGAACTTACAGAAAAAAAGCCCAAAAGATCAAGTAATCAAAACAGATACTTGCATACCATCCTAGCTTACTTTGCATGTGAAACTGGTAATACAACAGAATGGGTAAAGCAGCAGTATTATAAGAAGCTGGTCAACCCTACGATATTCATCAGAGAAACAGATGATCCATATTTAGGAAAGATAAAGGTATTAAGAAGCTCTTCTGATTTGGATGTCAACGAAATGAATACCAGCATTGATCGTTTCAGAAATTGGGCAAGTGCAGAGGCAGGTGTGTATATTCCTTCTGCCGATGAAGAACGTTTGATTCAGTTGATGGAGATAGATATTGAACGTAACAAACCTTATATTTAAAAAATGAAACTTACTCTAACAAAACAAGAAGTGCTTCTCCTGCAAAAACTACTTTATTCATACAAGGAATGTCTTCCCGATGGAACGACGGAGAAGCATGGACGTTTTGTCGGGAAGCTGAACAAGAAAATTAAAAGACAAATTATTAATCAATTAAAATAAATAAAAATATGATGCACACATGGTTTGAAGTGAAAATCCGTTACGAGAAAGTAATGGATAATGGGATGCAAAAAAAGGTCACAGAACCTTATTTATTTGACGCTTTATCTTTTACAGAGAGCGAAGGAAAGTGTATTGAAGAAATGACACCATTTATTAGTGGAGAGTTTACGGTTTCTGATATTAGGAGAGCCAACTATTCAGAGATATTCCCTTCTGATGAAGAGTCTGCGGATCGTTGGTTTAAATGTAAACTAGTCTTCATTACTCTGGATGAAAAGAGCGGAGCTGAAAAGAAAACATCTACTCAGGTATTGGTACAGGCTGCTGATCTCCGTGATGCCGTTAAGAAGCTGGATGAAGGTATGAAGGGTACAATGGCCGATTATCAGATTGCATCTGTATCTGAAACTGCTATTATGGATGTATATCCTTATGAAGCGAAAGAATAATTTGGTTAACCTGCCTGTTCTGTCTGTAAAGATGGGGCAGGCAAACATGGGATAATAGTCACAGGAAGACTAAATGAGCTGAAATTCCAAGTGCGCATAGGAACGGAAGCCATCAAGACCGTAGCTGTTAGTAACAGGTTGAGTAGTTTAAATATCGTAGGATAACCAATCTACGGACGAAAGCGAGAAAGCGGACGATACTTGTGCAGGTTCGACTCCTGCTTATCCCTCATAAATGTGAGCCACACATAAATGGCAAGGGTTAGTGAATAATAGTTGTGCCCCGGAGAATACGCTTTCGGGGCTTTTAATTGGTAAAATTATGGAAGAAAAAGAAATTACTAAGAAAATCTATGTCGCAAATGATGGGAAAGAGTTCCTATCTAAAGAAGAATGCGAGAAATACGAGAGGTTTGTAAAAGAAATACTTTCAAATGTAAAGTACTTCCGAATAGATTGTCATCCTGATTTAACAGAAACAGGATTGTTTCAACATAAGATTTTTGTTGCTGTATATTCTTCTCATTACTGTCACCGTGAAATCGCTTTTGAGTGGGCTTTACGTGCATTTGATGGTTATTTAGGTGTGAGTGTACAAGGTTGTGGATTCCAACCCCAATTTAATGTCTATGAATCAAATAAAAAGGATTATGATGAATGTCCTCCAACCATTTGGGGTGGTACAAGTTTAAAAAATGAAAGGTTGTTTTTAAGTCCTAAACCGATAGATGGATTTATTAAAAACATTGATTATATGAAAGAATGGGGATTTAAATAATGCCATACTACATAAAACGAACAAAGGCAAAAAAGAAAGACAAGCCTTTACCCCTGTTTGATAAAGCAGGGGTAATAGTGAAAAAGAAGCCGGATTTGAAAACTAAACTCGATAAAGAGTTTTCCCTTTTCATCCGGCTTCGTGATTGTATGCCGAACGGTTATTTCCGCTGTATCTCATGCGGTCAAATAAAACCGTTTGAACAAGCCGACTGCGGGCACTATTTCGGTCGTACACATTTGGCCACACGTTTCGATGAGAATAATTGCCATGCTGAATGCCGACACTGTTTAACACCGGATTCTCTCGTCTTAATGAAAGATTTTATATGGAAACAGCTTGGTGAAATTAGTGTTGGTGAAGAAATATTTGCTTTTGACGAAGAAGTAATTTATAAAACTTCACGAAGATATAGGGTTGGAAGGGTTACACACATAGAACGTGATATTCAAGATGTGTATGAGGTAGAGTTAGAGAATGGAGATAAAATGAAGACAACTGCTAACCATAAATGGCTCGCAAGGGCAAGACAAGGAACTTCATACACATGGATTGAAACACAAGAAATGTGGGTTAATGGCGTAAATCTTCATGGGAAGCACAAGACCGGACCTCATACAGATAGGACTACGACCATTGTCTGTAAACCATTTCAAGTAATACAACAAGAAAAATCCTATGAAAGCGGATGGATTGCGGAAATGATTGATGCTGACGGACATATTTGTCAACAGAATATTTCTAATCCAGATGGGACGAAACGCTATGGTTTTCGTGTCGGTATAGCCCAATGTGAGAAGTACATGGATATTTGCTCTGAAATAAAACGCTTACTTGAAAAGTTCACAGGAAATAATAAAACTTGTCGGCAGATGATGGAAGATTCAAATAGGCGTGGCACGTTTAAAAAAACGTATCAATCTTGGCAATTTCTTATAACAGGTACAAACATGGAGAAGCTCCAATTTTTAATGCGTGTTCGTCCGCATAAAATTGAAAAGGTGGATATTGAAAAACTTGGCAAACTAAAATCTCAATATGATACCAAAGTGAAAAGTATCAAATATATAGGTAAAGAGGAGATTGTCGTGATGGAAACGGATACTCGTACTTTCATTGCTAACGGCTATGCCATGCACAACTGCAACAGATTCAAAGCGGACCATTTGGATGGGTATCGGGTGAATCTGATAACTAAAATCGGACAACAGAAATTTGATTTACTAAAAGTGAAAGCTGCCGGTACTTCTAAGATGTCTGATTTCGAGTATGGGCAGCTAATCAAGTATTACAAGGCACTTAATAAGAAGTTACGAAAGGAGAAAGGATTATGAGTTATGTTTTGCGAGATTATCAACAGAAAGCCTCTAATGCAGCCGTTTCTTTCTTCAACAACAAAGCCAAGAAAACGAATGCTATCATGGTCTTGCCTACGGGTTCGGGAAAGAGCCTTATCATAGCGGATATAGCTGCAAGGCTTGACGGACATACCTTAGTGTTCCAGCCGAGTAAAGAAATTTTGGAGCAAAATTTCAAGAAACTGTGCTCATATGGTATTCTTGATTGTAGCATCTATTCGGCTTCTTTCAACTCAAAGGAGATAAGCCGTATCACATTCGCCACCATAGGTAGCGTGAAGAATCATCCCGAATTATTTACCCACTTTAAAAACATAATTGTGGATGAGTGCCATTTGGTAAACCCTAAAGAGGGAATGTACAAGGATTTCTTTGAAGCTGTAAAATGCAAGGTTCTTGGATTAACGGCCACACCTTACCGGCTTTCATCCAGCCGTGACTTCGGTTCTATGTTGAAGTTTATCACCCGTACAAAGCCCCATGTCTTTTCAGAGGTCATTTACCATGTACAGGTATCAACTCTTTTAGATATGGGATATTTGGCGAGGTTGAATTACTACCCTATGAATCCTTCAGGGTGGAACGAACTCAACCTGAAAGTGAACACCACCGGCGCCGACTACACAGATCGGTCCGTCCAGCGAGAATATGAACGGATAGACTTTTACGGTTATCTCGTTCATATCGTTCAAAGGCTGATGAATCCCAAAGCTGGAGGAAAACGAAAAGGCATTTTGGTATTTACTCGATTCTTGAAAGAGGCTGAACGGTTAACGATGTCAATACCTGGTTGCGCTATTGTATCCGGTGAAACTCCAAAAGTCACGCGTGAAATGATTCTCAAGCATTTCAAGACAGGTGAAATACCTGTTGTTGCTAATGTCGGAGTATTGACTACTGGTTTTGACTATCCTGAACTTGATACAGTAGTAATGGCACGCCCTACGATGTCACTTGCTATGTGGTATCAAATTGTAGGTCGGGCTATCCGCCCGCACCCTTCCAAGGAATATGGCTGGATTGTTGACCTTTGTGGTAACATCAAACGTTTCGGAGAGGTGTCGGACTTACGGTTATTTGATAGTGGCAATGGTAAATGGGCTGTTTTCTCCAAGGACAGGCAATTAACTAACATAAGGTTTTAATCTGAATGGAAAACGATAAAGGATTTATAAAACTAAGCCGCAGGTTCTTCTCGAATATAATGTGGAATGAAGCCCGGACATTTAGCAGTTGCGAAGCGTGGCTAGACTTAATACAGTCTGCGCGATTTGATGCAACGCCCCGAAAGGAGTGTATCGGAGGTCGAGAAGTGGTCTATAATCGTGGGCAATACCCAGCATCCATCAGGTTTTTAGCAAAACGTTGGCAATGGTCAGAAAAGAAAGTCCGTTCTTTTTTGGAGCATCTACGGAAAGAAGGTATGATAACTTCTGAATGTACGCAAGGTATCAATATCATAACATTGTGCAAATATGACGAATATAACGATGTCGGCACAACAAAAGGCACAATTAAGGGCACAGATATCAACATGGAAATCAATAGTTTAAAAGAAGAATGGGCACAATTAAGGGCACAATTAGAGGCACAGCCTATGAATAATAATCCGCCACAATCTGAATTTTCACAAAAATTAGGGCACACGGAGGGCACAAATACAAAGAAAGATAAAGAAAGAGAGTATATAGATATATCTCTTAATAATCAAGATAAAGAAAATACTCCTAACGGAGTACCAAAGAAAGACAAGCTTTCTTCGGCCTCCCTTTCTGAAAGGGTTGATTACAACGGATTGATGGAATACTATAACTCTACATTCAAGGACAAACTTCAGCAGATAAAGTTAATGACCGAGGCTAGAAAGAAAGCCGTTAAAGCCAGGATAGCCCAATATGGCAAAGAATCCATCAGAACAGCTTTTAATATTGTCCTTCAGAGTCCCTTTCTTCTTGGAGAAAATAACCGCAACTGGAAATGTGATTTTGATTGGATATTTAAACAAGCAAATTATACTAAAATTTTAGAAGGTAATTACAATGGAAAACGAATTGATACTGCCGCCACAAGAAGAGAGTCGGTTAGCCGCCTTAAAGACCTCGCCGGAGCAATACTGCAAGATGCTTCGCCCAAAAACGATTGAGGATGTATTTTTAAGTTCAGAACCAGCAATAGGGACAATCACAAGGAAACTTGGGGAAACAAAGTCAAGAGCCGCCGTTGTTCTTTTGCTTGCCGATGCTTTGGAATTTTTCAATGCTACTGAAACTATGTCTGATATTCAAGTAGCTATGACCGTTGATTTGATCATAGAGGAATACCCGTACTTCAAAATGGATGACTTGAAGCTCTGTTTCAAAAATGCTATGAAGATGAAATATGGACGAATATATAATCGTATTGATGGGCAGGTGATTATGAGTTGGCTTCGTGAGTATAATAAAGAACGATGTGCTGCTGCCGACACCCAGTCTTGGAATGAACATAAATCACATATATCAGATGAGTTAAAGCCTGTGTCCGGTATATTCTATGAAGAGTATAGGACAGAACTTGAAAAGCGTGCATCGTCTGGTGATGAATCTGCTATCAATGCTTTACGTATATCTAACAGTTTAATGGATGAACTAGTCAAAAGAAAGTTTGAAAAGCAGAAAATGCAATTGGAAGAGTTTTATAATAAGCAAGAAGCATGAAAGTAACAATCTACTGGGACACCAAACATCTTGATCCCAAAGACGTCCCCAGAATTATAAAGAAAATCAGAGACAGGTTTAACATTCCCGATTACACCACGGTAAACGGTGAAACTCCCTGTAACATCAAGGATGAGGATATGGAGCTTCTCAGGGAATGTGCTAAGCGTGGATTTCTTCAGATCAGAAATAAATAGTTCTAAAAAGTACAATATGAAAACAATATCAATAGATGTGGATGCGACAAGCGTTCAGATAGAGACAAGTATGGCTGGAAATGGATATGTCAGAGTAACAGCAGAAGTCGATGAAAGAGATTCTACTAAATTACTGGATTCCATATCCAAAGACGATATTTCAGATTATATGCGTGAGAATGGTTATATCTGTGAAATTGAATAATTTAAATCAAATGAGAAACAAATGAAGAATATCGAATTATTCAATGACCATTTCCAAAACTACAAAGTTTATGGAATGCCAAAGGCTCAACTGATCATAGCTGATGTTCCCTATAATCTCGGAAACAATGCTTATGCATCCAACCCCTCATGGTATGTAGACGGAGACAACAAAAACGGAGAGAGTGATAAAGCCGGAAAAGAGTTTTTTGATACTGACAAGGATTTCCGCCCAGCCGAGTTTATGCACTTTTGTAGTCAAATGCTTGTAAAAGAACCAAAGGAGAAAGGTAAAGCTTCCTGTATGATTATCTTCTGCGAATTCGAAGACCAGTTCAGGTATATCGAACTTGGGAAAAGATATGGGCTAAACAATTATATCAACCTCGTATTCAGGAAAGACTTTTCAGCTCAAGTATTGAAAGCTAATATGAAGGTAGTCGGTAATTGTGAGTATGGTTTATTGCTCTATCGTGAAAAGCTTCCTAAATTCAATAATGACGGAAGAATGATTTTCAATTGTTTTGATTGGGTGAGAGATAGCGATACTCCGAAAGTACATCCAACACAGAAGCCTGTCCCTCTTCTTCGCAGATTGATAGAGATATTTACCGATAAAGGTGATGTGGTTATAGACCCATGTGCCGGAAGCGGTTCTACCTTATTGGCTGCCGCCCAACTTGGACGTAAAGCTTATGGATTTGAGATAAAGAAGAAATTTTATGCTGATGCAAATAATCTTGTTTTATCTCGTATTCAGCAAAGTTTATTTTAGTCAAAATTAAATCAGAAATGAATAAAACAGTAAAGATTTCAAATCTGAAAGAAGGAAATGCAGAAACAAAGAAAGCATTGGAAAACTTGTACGGAAAAGAAGTATTTAATATGAAAATCACTGACCGGGTGAAGACATTTGATGATGCGTATGAAATTGCCGGAAGACCGAGAATACCGGATTTCTGCGAATTCTCCGGTGCTGACCGTTCGTTTTTTGAAAACATGTGGAAAATGACTATCATTGTGAAAGCGTTGAACGAAGATTGGGAAGCCGACTGGGATAATGCAGACGAACCAAAGTACTACCCTTACTTTTACATGTCCCCGTCTGACTTCGCTTTCATTGCTGCGCATCGCGACTCTGCGGGTGCTTGTGCGGGTTGCGGGTCTAATTTTAGACTAAAAACAGCCGAACTTGCCAAATATTGTGGAAAACAATTCATTGATATATGGAAGGTTATACAAAAAGGTTTTTAAATAATACAGCAATAACAAATATAAATAGCAAATTAATAACAAGAATAATAAAGAACAAAAGTATGGATATCAGAACGCAACCGAATTACAATAGGAAGACCAGAGAAGAGGTTTTCGGTATATCCATCCGTATTAACGGAGGACGCAGGTATTGTAAATATCCAATCGGGCATCAGAATTATAAAACGATTGGAGATGCTTATGCCGCATCTGTAGAAATAATGAAACGTATTCTTGCTGGCGCAAGAATTGAATATGGAGTAGACGGTTCTGCCGGGATCGACAAAAATGAGTATGTGAAGATAGTAGATTAACATATAACTAAATAAAATGAAGCTAAAAGACATAGTAAGCCAATTGGCTAATCGAATAAACCAACCTCATGTAATAGAGTGCTATTTACGGAAAGTATATGCGAAAGGTTACGAAAATGGGAGAAAAGAATCCCCATGGCATGAAGTCAGTAAGGAGCCGAAGAAAGGTGAGCATATATGTGTGCAAGTTGGTAGCGGGAACTTAACATCATGGTTTGCTACATCTAATATCAGAAAGGATTTTGAAGACTATAATGTTATCAGATGGGCGTATGTTTCTGATTTAATCAAAATAATTTAGAAATGAATAAGGAACAACTAAAAAGAGGCAATGAACTTCAACAGTATATCGAAGACATTGAGGAGAAAATAGAAGCTGCAAAAGCAGGTTTGGATTATCCGGAACATGTGTCTATAAAAATCTGCTTCAATGCCTACAGTCCGTATGAATTAGATACGATAATGAAAAAAGAGACAATCCAAGCCTTCAAAGAACATTATGAAAAGTTGCTGAAAGAAGCGAAGGCGGAATTTGATAGCCTATAACCCTCAAAACTAATTAAGTATGAGCAAAATAAAGAATTTCAAAGATTTGGTATTTATTCCGCATCCAATAGCAAGAGGAGCTCAAAAACTTCCTTTATATCTTGCTAAAGAATATGCAGAAGCTAAACAGGCAAAAATGGATTTTGAAAACGGTTATGGAATTAGCGTCCTATTCGGTTCTATGTTCTATTCCAATGGTATAGATACTTATGAGGTTGGAATACTTAAAGATGGTATATTATGCTATGCTACACCAATAACAGATGATGTAATAGGTTATATCACAGCAGACGAAGTTACAGATATTATGAGAAAAATTCAAGAGTTACCAATTGATTAATAGCCGTACAGAAATGAAGCTAAAAGACATAGTAAGCCAATTGGCTAATCGAATAAACCAACCTCATGTAATTGAAGTTTATCTTCGACAAATTTATGCGAAAGGTTTTGTGGAGGGAACCAAGCAATCCCCGTGGATAAGCGTAGAAGAGCAGTTACCAGAGGAAAATACAGGTGTCTTTTTTACTGTATTAATGAATAAACATGAATATTGATACAGAGTTTAATGTAGGTGATAGTGTATGCTATCTAAGTGGAGACAATATCTGTCATTCCACTATAAGCAAAATAACCATTGAAATATCCCATGAGGATAGAAGTTTTCTGATGGTTTATAAGCTGTCTGACGGATTAAGTGTCCCTAGAAACAATTATCCACAATGGGATAAAAGACTTTTTAGAGATAAGGATAGTTTAATAAAGTATTTATTAGAGGAATGATAAAAGTAAGAATTGTACAAGCAACTATCGGATACTACGAAGTAGAAGTAAAACCGATGTATAAACGAATAAAAGAAAGAAAAAATCAAATGAAGACATTTTATAGGACAGCAAATAGGAATATTGTCCATCCTGAATTTGGGATAATACTAAAAGATGGAGACAGAGTGTTAACATCAGAAGCAAGAACAAATGACGAAGGAAAAGTTGTAGTCACTGTATTTAGCAAATATTGGTTTGATGTTCCCATCTCTGTTTTTAGAGAAGAACACACAAAGGTATTTACTAATTCTTAATCTAAGTTTAACGAATAATAAAAAATAATGAAGAAAATAGCTATCGCAATATTTGTTATTGCATTTATTGGATGTATTTGGTTTGTAACCTTTTCCAATCAACAAACTTTAAAAGTGAGAGTGAATAAAGTCGATAAAATCGAAAAAGTATCCGGTAGCAAAAAAAGTATTAGCACTCAAATATACTATTTGCTATACACTGATAAAGGAACATTCCGCATCAACATTGATGGCATTTTAGCACATCCTGAACTTGCCGGAAAGTTGGAAAAAGATTCTATATATGAAATCTCTGTTTGTGGCGTGGATGTACCTTTTTGGGGAGTGTATAGGAATGTGGTTGATGTTAAATGAGTATCAATTAGTGAAACTTAATAATTAAATACCGCAATGAAGAAGTACCAATTTGAAGAAATAACATTCTGGCTTTCACTCATCGCATGTTTGTTGGCCTATGATGCAAAAATAGAATGGCTTGCCAAAATACTTGCTGTAACAAGCATTATTAATCTTGTATGTGCAATATCAATGGCTTGGATAGATCTGAGACGTAATAAATCTAGTCATAAAGATAAGACATGAAGTGCGATGTATGCAATGGGCATGGCTGGATTGAAAATAAAAGGTATTATCAGTATAGCAGTGCAGAAGCCTATGAACGTGGTATCGAACCGTCGACTAAATGTAAGCGATGTGGTGGTAGCGGTTTCATAATTGGGAACCTAAATGAAGCCCTTAATAAGCTGACTGTAGCGATTAATGATCGACGTGGGTTAACACTCAGAGAGACAAAAGAATTATTGATTTTCCTTAGAAATACTAATAAATGAATAATCGACAAGTATGCAGTGAATGTAAGTTGTTTGCCTATGAAGATTCATTCGGCAATGGATGGTGCGAATTCCATCAAAAGGAGGCTTTCTGTGAGAATGTAGCCTGTGAAGATGGAATAGAGATTATAGAGGGAAGTTCTTCCCTTGATATGGATATCAATAGTAACCTTTAAAACGATATAATTGCAGCATTGCAAGTCTTTTCCTCGGTCCCGACCGTCCAAGTACGTAAGGACTATATTAACCACTTCCGGCAGGCGAAGCCGATAGAAGGAATCTACTTCACCGGTTTCATGCGCGAAGTACTTGAAAAGCGATCCAGACGCAAGTCTGCAAACTATGCAGTAGTCTATGATGCCATTATGAAGCATATCGACCAATTTTCCAAGTTGTACGATTGCGACATTTTTACCAATTCGATTACTGAGGAATTTCTGGATGATTTCATAATTTACTTGGAGAACCAGAATTTAAGACATAATACAATTGTTGGGTATATCTTAAAGATACAGTCTATGGTACGAAAAGCAAGTCAATACAATTATGCAGTCGATTCAACCTATGATGAGATTGATATGCACCTAGAAGAGACGAATGCGGTGTTTCTTTCGATGAATGAGATCACAAGAATTTATTATTATAAGTTTGAGAAGCAGGACAAAAGAAAGGCAAAAGAACGCATAAGAGACTTATTTGTAGTTGGATGTCTTACGGCCTTAAGATACTCTGATTATTCATCCCTTACCAAAGATAATCTTCAGGATGGGTATATTATCAAACGGACGAAGAAAACCAATGTAGACGTAAAGGTGCCGGCTCATGACTATGTGAAAGAAATTTTTGCGAAATACAACGGTAGCATTCCTTGTGGCTTGTGCATTCAGTATTTCAATAAGTACCTGAAAGTAATCATGCGGGAGATAGGGCTGAATGATAAAATTACCTACTCATTTACCAAAGGAGGGAAATTACAAACCGTAACCCGTGAGAAATGGGAGTTGATATCAAGCCATACAGCCAGAAGAAGTGCTGCAACTAATATGTACCTCACCGGCCGGATGAAGACATTTGAAATAATGAAGCTCACCGGGCATAGGTCCGAACAGAACTTCTTCCGATATATACGGTTGACAAGCGAAGATACTGCCCGATCTATTTCGGGGGATATGTTTTTTAGAAAGTGAAAAAGAAAAATATAGATTTTTGTCATTTTGAAATAATGCATATATTTGCTACTGTTTTTTTGTGTAAAATAAGGTTTAAACCCGTTCAACCCGTGAGGCAAGGGCGGGTTTTATTATATTAACCACCCTAATTTCTATTTTAGAATTAAATTATAAATTACTGTCAAACAATCAAAATCTAATTTTTATCTCTGATATTTTTGTACTTTATAAAAACAACGTATCATGCAACAAAAAAACATATCACTCAGTTATGGCATCCACCGTTCTCCATCTTTAGGAAATGATGGAGAACTTTCAGAATGCGTAAATCTCATTCCCAAAAATGGAGAGTTAGTAAATATACAACCACCACAAAAACTTGGATTAAAACTTTATGAAGGTGAAATATTAATATATGTTCATAAATCTTCAAAATACACGAATTATATTGTAAAAAAAGAATCAGATAATTTTTCGTATAAGTATCAACTTCTTTACTATAAGAACGAAGAAGAGAAAAAAATAATTACCTACATTGACTCTGAAATAAAGAATATTACTTCTATTGGAAATACCCTTATACTTCTCACGGAAGAAGGTATGCAATATATTCTTTATGAAAATGACACATACAAATACATTGGTAGTAAAATTCCAGATATCGAACTAACTTTTTCATTAAAACAATTTTCGAGTATTCGCTACACAAATAAAGATATAGAATTTAATAAGAGCACGTTCATGGATGTTGGAAACATTCTATTAACCAGTGAAGACAAATTACAAATGGAAAATGAACTTTTATCTATGCTCAATCCCATATTGGAAGAATATAGAGAAAAAGGATTATTCTATGCTCCTTTTTTTGTACGTTATGCTTATAAAACATCTTTAGGAGATTACTCATATATATCAAGTCCCGTTCTTATGGTTCCCAATGCTGGTGCATTTCCTTATGCAGAAGCTTCTGATGGAATCTTTTTTGATAATGCTGATAGCTCAATACCTATCAAGAGTACAAAGGAAGAGGGTTTTGAAAATCTTATCACTAATAAATCAAAGGTATACGCTGCTAAAAATATTACATTCAAATTTAATTCTTGTAAATTATTAGCCAAAGTAATGGATACGCAGGCTTTGGATGATTTGTCTAATTGGTCGGACATAATATCTTCAGTTGATATTTTTATTACACATCCATACTCACGAATGAGCGAGGGAGGAGATAAACCTGCTTATTTATATGTGCATAGTCCTTATGCTAGTATCAACATGCCATTTGGAGGATATATGAACATAAAAGAAGGTATTCACTGTTATTCTGGCAACTATGATTTGTCGAATGCTGATCTTCTTTGGATTTCTCAAATAGACAATGAAGAATACCGAAAAAAAATGGAATCTGATGGAGTGTTTAGGCTAATAAAAAGCATTAATATTGATAAAATAAACGAAGATGAAGATGATGATAATATTACATTAGATGGCTTTATAGTAATTGATCCAGGAGACCTTAATAATTTAGATACAAGAGTAGCACTTGATACTTCTTATGACTATGGTTCTCGTGATACTCTTGTACCAAATTACGCATTCACTTACAATCAAAGGTTAAATATATCAGGTATAAGAAGATTTCCGTATTGTCCACCTGCTAACCTTGCTTTTACTTATACCAACGGATATTTAGACTCAAATGGAAATGCAGTTGTAGATGAATACCAATATACCATTTATGCTTTTATGTCAGACACCGGTCAAACAATAAAAATAACCAGTACTGAAAGTAAATTGCATAATACCCCATCATGGCTATTTATTCCACATGCCAATGCTTCAAAGGCAATTATCCAACGTACTAAAAACGGGATAAGTCAATATGCAGAACTTACTCTTGAAAAGCACCAATATCTCAATGGAGCATTCTACATATATAATCAAAAGTCATCATCTGATTTTTTTGAGAAAACAGAAATAGAATATACTGATGTTCGACCTTCCATTCTTCAGAATTCATATTCGAACTTTATTGATGAGCCCAACAAGATATATACTTCCGAAACTGGTAATCCATTTGTTTTTCCACTTTCTGGAATTAATACAATAGGAACCGGAGATATCCTTGGAATATCTTCTATAACCAAAGCATTATCACAGGGACAGTTTGGTCAATTTCCTTTATATGTATTCTCTTCTGATGGAATATGGGCCATGGAAGTTAATCCTGATACTGGATTGTATTCATCAATTCATCCAATCAGCCGAGATGTATGCAGTAACCCAAAGGCAATCACTCAAATTGATTCAGGAATTATATTCACTACGGCACAAGGACTAAAATTAATTCAAGGATCAGAAGTCGTGCTTTTATCATCTTCAATGGATGGACAGAATACCGATGAATCATTATTCAATATTTCCGATGAATTTAAAGATCTTTTTATTCCTGACACCGAAGACTTTACTGATATGCTTTCTTCCTGTTCTATGGTTTATGACTATTCGCATTCCCTACTCCATATATTTCCACAGGAAGGTATAAAACACTATATATATTCCTTTGAGTCAGGAGAATTTTCCTCTTATGTAGGATTTATACCATTGGCTATCGTTCCTGGCTATCCAGAAACGATAGTGCAAATAGATAAGAGTTTACACACCTTTGAGAAATATACCTCTACTGATATTCGGAAAGGGATGTTGGTTACCCGTCCCCTAGCCTTCGACGATCCTTTCGCTCTTAAAGTCGTAGCTGATCTACGTATGCTTGCTAATCGGACAGACAAACGTGTAAAACTTCAAATAGCCATGTTTGCCAGTAATGATGGAATTTCTTACTTCCGAGTTCCATCCCTACGTCAACGTGCTTTTAAATTCTACCGATTTGTCATCTTTACCCAAATGTCCGATATAGATACACTATCTGGCATAGGTATAAACTATGAACCAAGACGGACTAATAAACTTAGATAACAAAATAGTGGCGGCAAATCATCACGATCTGTCGCCACTTTCCATTACACCAAAAAATTATCCTTGAAACAATCTACCCATCTTTATATTGTGCCGCAATTTTCAACAGTTCTATTGCATTATTTGCATTCTTAATATCTTCAAACTTAATTGAACTCACTTTGGGGACAGAGAATTCAACCATCTTTGCGTAAAGACGGGTTCTCTCTTTAGCTGAAAGGCTCTCATAGTCCTTAACGAAATCATCGAATTTATCAGTTAGAAAATCCGAAATACGCTCTTTTAGAAGGACATTCTTATTTTTTGTGCCTTTCACCCTTCCTCCTATTTTTTCATGTCCAACTTTAAATCCTCCCATTTTCTATAATCTAAAAATTACATCTTTCACAACAACATCTCTGGCTTCATTTATAAATCTATCAAGCCATCCTTCAGCAGACGCCACATAAATAGCTGTTTCTTCCGGCATTGTCATTTTGAACCATTCTGTTAATACAAAGTCTACCACATAACGATGTATATAAGTATTCATTGTTTTTGAACTTCCTCGCCATCCAGGTTCCATATACAAAACAATATCCCATTCATCCCTATTCTCATCTTCGTCTGTTTGCATTCTTGACATTTCAACTACGTATGCGGATATACGATCTTTGGCATTATCAAGAGCTGTTTCCACTTGCCTTGTCAACCAGTCTGAATTTTCTTGGTCCGTCTGCGCTTCAGCCCTACTTCCCTCTTCGCTTATACGACATTGAGCTACCTTCCAGCTAATATAATCCACATCATAGACAATCTCGCTTCGCAATAATTTCAGCGCACAGCTAAATCCTCTCTTTTCACGTGGATGTTCTTCTATTTTTCTATGGCTGTATACTCTCCTCATACACATTTTATTTAGTGAACACTTCAACTTCATCTGTGTCGATTACAGGGTCTCTCCTTTTCTTTGTAGGAGGCATTTTTCTATATATATTCTGTACGCACATTTTGCTCATATCCTCCCATAAGGTTTTATACAATTCTGTACGACTTGATTTCTTCTCAGAGAGCCAGTTCATCATTACATAACTCACCAGCGCCTCATGTAGGTTATCATCAAATTTCTTATTAGGATTCCATCTAGTTTCCTCTGCCCGTATATCCCATACAAATCCCTTATCTGTATATTCTGATCCAGTAATCATCCGGTTCATTTGTTCCTGTAACATGTGAGCAGCCTGTCCCATATAGGTCAACAGTAACGGTTCGTCTTGCTCCGTAATCTTTACTTCAAGATAAAGGCTATCCCCTCCTTCATTCATGTGGTCTCTACCTTCGTAACTTGACAACATCCGGCAGCGCTCCATTACATCACTATATTTAAAGGTTAATTTCATAAGCATAATCATCTATTGATTTACAAAATTACCCCGTTAGTGTACATGATTTTGCTATTTTAATCATTCTATCAAAATTGAATAGTTTTCCAACGTTACTTTGTGTTGCAATTTATCATATGGATTTTATGAAACGATTAATACCAAAATCTCATTTCCAAAATCGTCCGTCAAATGCAGATAGCATAAAGGCACGTATACGTCAGGCAGGAACAAGTAAAACTAACCTTCCTTTACTTATGCGATGCCAACAAGCATGGGAAAATTTAAGCGATTTCCGAAAACGTAGATTACGAAATTTTCGATATGTATTTGGAGACCAATGGGGAGATTACGTTTCCGATGGGCACGGGAATCGTGTCAAAGAGCGAGAACGCATTATGAAACGTACAGGCGGCATAGCTTTACAGAATAATCACCTAATTAAGATAGTCAATACTCTTGCTGGTCTTTATTCTAAAACATCAACTATGCCTGTATGCTTTGCCCGGCAAAGAAATGCAGATCGTAAATCACAAATGATGACTAATGCTTTGCAAACAAACTGGGAGAATAACCAGATGCGTGATTTGCTTGTATCCGAAATGTACGAGTTCATTTGTGGTGGAGCTGCAATTGTTTCAGAAGAATGGGATAGCCATGATGGAATAGAAGATAGCTATACATTCCCCGTAAATCCATCTTACTTTTTCTACGAATCTAAAGGAAATGATCCCAGACATTGGGACGACAGTTTAGTAGGAGAAATTCGGGATTACACTTTAGGAGAACTTGCAGCTGCATTAGCTCAATCTAATTATGATTATCGCCAACTGGAAGAAATATATGCCCCATGGCTCAATCAATATGCATTGAATAGCACTCAACAGACCGACCATTTTAAAGAAGAATCCTTTGATACTCCTCCAACCAATAATCTTTGTCGCACGTATCATATATGGACTCTTGAACATAAAGAACGCTATCGTTGTGTAGATATAATGGACGTAAAAAATCCACTTTATCGTATAGAAGTAAATCAACTTCCCATAGTCAAACAGATAAACCAACAGCGCCTTGAAATGGGACGTGCTCAAGGAATTCCTGATGATGAGATACCTCTCATTGAGTATCATTATATAATCGATCAGTTTTGGCATTTTCAGATGTTGACTCCTGACGGCCGTGTTCTTACAGAGTATGATACCCCCTTTGAACATAAATCTCATCCATATGTATATAAGATGCATTACTTGGTAAATGGAGATATCGTAGCTTTTATATCAGTGGTAATTGATCAACAAAGATACATCAACCGTCTCATCATGCTGCATGATCTTGCCATAAATGCATCGGTCAAAGGTGTCAAGATGATACCCAAAGACTGTGTACCTGAAGGCATGAGCAATCGAGAATTTGCAGAACAATTTATTGAAATTGGAGATTTTATATTCTACAATCCATCTAAAAGTGGGAATAGACCTGAAGTTATAACTACAAACTCTACGAATATCGGTACTGCTGAAATGCTGCAATTACAATTAGGGTTCATCAATGATATTACATCTGTTTCCGAAGCTATACAAGGGAAAACGCCAAGTGGAAATACATCAGCTCAACGCTATGCTATGGAAACGCAGAACTCTACTACATCTATAGCTTCATTAATAACTAAATTTACTACGTTTGAAAATGAAATAGCACGTAAAAAGATGAAGACTATCCACCAGTATTATCAATCTCCTAGAAACATTTCTTTAGAGCATTCTTCGGGTTATTCCGAATACCAGGAATACGAACCGATAGAAGTACAAGATATAGATTTCAATGTAAGCATCAAGGAAAGTGCAGAATCTCCTGTATCCAGAATGATGCTTAATGATCTTATTAAGGAAATGTGGATGGCCGGCCAAATTTCGGCAGAACAAATGCTTACCTATTCTTATTACCCAGGAGCCGAAGGTCTATTACAGTCCATGCGATCCGCCCAAGAACAGGCTGAACAAGGAGGAAATTTACAACGTCTTGATCCTAACCAAATACAACAGGCTACAGCAGGAGCTAATGCCGATACAGTAGCACAAATACAACAAGCTCTCAAATCATAATACGTTTAACCTAACTCAAAACAGGCAGTAGATATATCCTATTGGATATTTACTGCCTGTTTTTTAATGAGATATCTTAAAAGCATAAAGATAGCCCTTTCGCTAAAATAGCGATAGGTATTAGCCATTTAAGATACCGTTCTAACTTCCTGGTAAATTCTAGGTATTCCACCTTAGAATATGTAATATACGGCAGAAATCAGAATATGGCAAATAATCAGCTTTATCTATCAATATGTCTATCAATTCTCTCATGAATACATTGCTTCCATGTATATCCAGATCTTTCCTTGCGGTGCATCCTCATCCATAAAATAGAATTTGTGAGCGGTTTTGATAATTTGTTCTTCCTCTAGGACAGTGCAAGTATCGGCGTAAAAACCATTAAAGGCAATATATTTGTCCCATTTCGTTGTCCCCGAGGGGAAAGTCATGCCTTTGGTTGCCGATTCTATCTGTTCAAGCGTCCAATATCCGCCTTCGCATTTTTTGCCAGCCCTATCTGTATATCGGATCATAGAGACATCATGCATGGCAAATCCTTCATCATAATGATTACCATACATGATACCATGCTGTTCTCTCATAAACTTCCAGAATAGATCTGGATGTTCTTCCTTCATTTTGCAAAGCATGCTATTCAGCCCGTCTATACTTTGCCACATAGTCTTTTCTGTAGAAATTCCAGCGTTTCTGGCTGCAATTATCATGTCTTTATAATCCATAGTCTTATACATTAAATATTTCTTTTAATTCAAGGAAATCAACTTCCTTTAATGTTATACAATTGCTCTTTCCTAAGATCATTGAAGTTATAGGGTTCTCAGGGAGAAAGAAGCTTATTTTTCCGCCACCAAATGCACCATTGAAAATTCCCATTTTAAAAGGAGTTTCAGGCATATTATTTAAAACTCCCATAAAATCATCTACTAATGATCCGACATCCGCAGTTCCATCTTTGTTATCCATAACCCACATCGTAGCCTCATTAAGATACTTATCTATTCCTTCTGAATTAAAAGCAATTTCATTGGAAATTCTTTTTTTTAAGCGATTACCTACAAGTATTAGGGTAGGATTTCCTTTAGTAAAATCATCAATACGCTCATTAGACCATTTTAATAACCCATCTTGTAAACCAGATTTTATCGCTCCAGCTTTTTCTTTAAGTTCTAATACATTCATGGCGTTTATTTTTTAGGAGTTTTAGGAACTGGCTGTTTGCCATTCTTCATATCAATAAATTCCTGCCAAGTTAAGTGAGAGTACTGCATGATATATTCATTCATTAGCGCCTCCTTCTTGTTGGCTTCGTCTTTGGCCGTTTTTTGAATTCGTTTCAGAAGTGTAAGGTGTTTATCAAGAGCATCCTTCCCGTCCTTAGTATTGTTCTCTACAATCGGACGCATGATGCGCATATATTCGCGCTGAAGTATCTGCTGGATATTGATGCTGCTTTCTTGGAACTCCTGATTGTTTTGCAGGAAATCAAATTCTTTATCACTCAATGAAGAAGTGATACGATCAATCTCGTCCCACACCGGAGTAACCGGTTGTGATGGTTGCTGATAGGTCCTCTTCATGTCAGCAATCTTTTGCTGCATTACCTCCTGTTCTTTTTCAAGTTCCGGAAGAGAAAAGTCCCTTTGTTGTAATAGTGGATCTCCGAAATTCATATTGCTTGTTAGTTAGTGGTTAGTAAAAAAAGAAAGTGGTTCACCCCCCGGAGGGGGCTTACCACTAACGCTTTTTGCGTTTCTTTGCGCTCTTTACAGATTTCACGCTGTCGGAGTTGGCGTTACTGTACCTGGACAGTTGCATCCGAAAGGGTTTGCACCCTCCAGAACTGTAACTGTAGGAGTAGACGGCAATCCTACAACACCGTAGATGGCGCGGCAAGTCTTGCGATCAGTGTAGTTGATAGAGGCAGTAAATGCTCTGTCGATTTCGCACTGGATCAAACGATCTTGATACGGGCGAGTGGCTTCCAGAACGGCAACCTTCTTGTCAAGGTCACAGAACTTGGCGCTATAACGCTCGTTCAGTACGTCGTAAAGATCACGTTGTGATTTGTACAGACCAAAGTCACCGTCTATCTGAGACTTGTACAGACCAAAGTCAGCATCTACTTGAGATTTCCATAATTGGAATTTCTCGTTGATGTCAACATCACGATGAGCGTACATCTGTTCCTGAGTGTTCACTTTCAGGCCCCACATTGCATTAGTCAATGCAAGAGCTTCAGAACAACCCTTTTCCCATGCCTGAAAAGCAGTGGGAGCAGCAGCAGAACGGCCTGCAATTGCATCGCTTACCGTGTTGATGTTCACGTTTTCGGGCATACCGCCACCAAAACCGAAACCACCTCTACGAGACAATGCCCACAAACCGAGCGCTGTGCCGGCTATGCCTAGACCTAAACCAGCCGAATACTCACGTATTGCTACGTGTCCTGACTATATCTTACCCATACTAAGTATGAGAAGCCCTGTTTCGAATTCCGTGCAAATAGGAACCCTACTCTCCCGATTCGGAGATAGTCGATACACCGCTCAACCTTTCGATTGCATGGCACGGGATTTACCACGTGGGCATTCCCCGTTAGCATAAAAATGTTCTTATTGTTTGTATCCTATGAAAGTATATCCGAATGCCCGATGTGGTTTCTTTAATAATGCAGCGTTGATGGTTGTAACTTTTATACCAAAGTATAGAGCAGTTTCCTTAACAGATGCAAAATGTTTCTCGCTTCCATCTGGACAAATTACATCGATTCTCTTATAAGAATTAACTTCGTTTATTTTCCGAAGTTTATCAAGAGACTTACTTTGGTAGTTTCCAAGGTTATTTTCATAAGCATGATTTACATTTTGTTTAACAGTACACCATTCAAGGTTCTCAACTCTATTATCTGTTTTCACACCATTGATATGATTAACCGTCTCAAGCTACCAATCTATGTACATTGAACATCTTCATTTCTTGATGCTTTTTCAATCCTAACCTATAATACCCTTTTTCTATTCTTGGATTTATAGGCATGCCTTTTATAAAGCAATGTCTTCCTATAGAGTTAACAAATTCTCTATCAACACTGCGAACATTACCTTGACAGCTTACCTGATAATATCCCTCATATCCGGGAATATCTTTCCAAATTTCTTCCATGACGCTAATGAATAAAAACGCTAATGAGTAGAAAGATACGGAAGCACCATTAGCTTATGCCTTTCAATGGGTAGCTACTCCCATCTATCCGTATCTGTATAGCAAAGATACAAACAATATTTCAAAGAACAAATTTTTATACCCCGCTTGCGAAGCGGATAAGGGCTAACAGGCACTGTTACATACCAGCTACACCTTTCGATGCAAAACGGTCGCGGTCATAATCGTAGTTGTCACGATCTCCGTGTACATACTCCTTCTCCTTGATTACTTCTTTTACTTCAGCTTCCATAAAAATATGTTATTTGTATGTTACAAGACAATGCAATAGCATTGCGATACAAATAACCTTATAATGGCTATGCTAACATATTGCTTATCTGCGAGTTCTCTGCGAGTTCTTTGCTAATTTCACTCGTACAGTTTTTTACACTCCATTTCTGTAATTTACACTCAAAATTATTGCGGATATGATTTATTGACTGTCTTTTAAGGTTGGTATGCCTTGATATTTCATCATCGGTAAGAAACTGGGCAAGAAAATAAACGAGGATATATCGAGCATCTACACACTCTTCTTTATTGCTAAAAATCAATGATGGCATTTCAATGCCTGTGTGTTTACGCACCATGGCATTTATCGTCTGGTATAAATCTTTTGTTTTCATATCTGTTATAAAACATAAAGTTATTAAAAACAATAGTCACAACCCGCTTGTTTAGTGAGGACTGAAAGCCCTAACAGCATTGGATTGTGACTGTTGTCCCTTGTGGTTTACCAGACGTGGCAAGGGACGGGCTTTCTTTTATCTCTAAGCCCCGGAAAGAGAGCATTGTTAATATCCTTATGAGATGCTTCTACTCATCTCTAATAATCAATGATCTAAATCATATAACCTCCTTTCTTTGATGTTGTTTACATACATACACTCAGCTTGAAAAATCAAACACAAAACGAATTAAGCTTTCATATAGGGATGTACAGGCGTCCCTTTTTACTAATATCATTCCTTCTTTAATTTATAGATAATCCATGCTACAATCATCAATAGTAATAATATACAAGATGCCCATATTGCACCGGAGATCTGTTTAGGTACCGTTGTTTCATCTTTCTGTTTTATAATATTTTGCTTATCATTTTCCTGGATCCGGGAAAATGATGCACTATCGGATTGCGAAGAGAAACTGTCTACGGATACAACATTAGTTTCTTGCTCGATATTATTGTTTTCTTCGGCATCGCCTTCAGCCAGCAACGGATATTTACCTGTATCCGGATTAACCGGTTTACTGGTATCATACAACTTCCAGTTTATCCTCCGATTAGTTGTAGAGTGAAAGAAGTTCGAAATATCCTGTATAGCAGTGAATCCAAAATCAATACTCTGTTTAGTACTATCCTCTCTTTGAACGAAAGTCTCTTTCATGACGGCAGATTTATGACTCCCACAGGAATAAAGCGACATCACAATTCCCATCACAACCAAGGCTATAAAACCTATTATTGATAGCCTAACCATTTCTTTTAGATTATTCATGAACATTTTCTTTTTATTGGTGTTACTATAAGGTTCATATAAACTCTTTTGAACGGCCTTCCGCTGTGATAGTACATTGCCGTTATCTTTATAGCTCAAAGATGAAATCATTGATTCGATTTAACCAGCCTCGCTTAAACTTATTGTTAGCAGGGCGCTTTCGACATATATCCTCAATGAAGTCAAACCGTGCAATCTTAATCATATCGAACAATTCACGAGGATTACGTGAATTAACGGCAGCAATCGTTTTAGGACCAACAATGCCGTCCACCTTAACGTTAAGAAGCTGTTGCGGTATCTTTATACCGTAGTTTCCCGAAGCCCAAACCCAATCTACCAGAATATTAGCAACAGACTGACTTTCTATCTGGTCAGCCTTCCATCTGTCCCAATACATTGTCTTTAATATCTCGGTCCATTCATGCTCAGATAGATTTTTCAACCTCTCAACGGTTGGTACCGGATAACCTTTCTTCCGGCAATACTGCATATAGGTTGTAAGAGTTACACCTCGATTAGTCGCACCTCCCAAATCATCGGGATCATTTACGAAACCTCCCTCCCACTTTAGGATTAGAGGTGCCAGTTTTTCCACATTTGCCATTACTTTCCTCCTTTACCTTTCCATTGTCAAACAATACCTGCGCCATTATCTTGGCAATATCATCCTTATTCTCAATAATTACACTCATTGTCTTTTCGGCTTTGCGCAACTCCGCTTTCTCCCATGACTTTTCCCTGACTGAAACAAACTCACAGAAAATGCAATAGCCCGTCCATAGCATGGAAAAAACAGGAAATGGAATCACAACACAGCAAAGCAAGTCAATGAAGCACAATTCAATGAACGGTGTGAAGTACTTTCTCGCTTTGGTAGCCGTCTTCTTATATCCCGTAGATGTTCTCGCTTCTCCTCTCTGACGGGCTTTCATAACACCGGAAATCAAGTCTACAAACATTGCCCCAATGGTAGCAGCTATGCACAACGCAATCAGTATAATGTGCGTCATCATATGTTCGTTAATAAAATTGTAAATCATATCTTTCATTTTGTCACTTTTAAAATATAAATATTAATACTACCCTTACAACATGTCAGCGTAAAGACTTTTTTTTTACCATCCTGTTCGACTAACGATTGGTAGAATGGGACCTACTTATATAATTAAAAATAGTTTATGTTTTATCTCCTTTTTATTCTGTTGCAGGCACTTCTTTGGTCGGATTTACTCCCATTAGTACCAATGCTTGGTTAATCATATCATCTGCATGGGGATCATTATAAGTCAGTAGTGTAAGCCCGGCAATATAATAAACCAAAGCAATATATAGTTTCTCGCTAATATTTACTTCCCCTTCTTCTGTAAGGACAGGTTCTATTATAATACCCACTTCTATTTCATCCTTTTCATCCTTTGCTTTATACAACTCCAATGTACGTCTTTTATGCATGATCATCGCTATTTTAGGACGCTCCCAAGTTCCTGTAGCATATGGATCACTTAATGTAGCATACTCCTTATCATTCCAGTATATAGGCTCTGAGAGGAAAAGAGGCCATGAACTAAAACGGGCATAACACAGCCGCATAAAGTTGTCCGGAAGAATAATTTTCCCGATTCCTTCATATACTGTTACCCCTTCTGTTTCCCTATCAATAAATAGATCAGGTTCCAGAAGAGACCAATCAGCATTTCCTTGAACATACCTCAGTGCATCCATTATCTTTGAAGAGATAATAGTATCCATCTCCACGTTGTCTTGGCTACCAATAAAATCTGCATCATTTAGTCCTATTTCATCAATGCAGATTTTCACATCGTTTAGTATGTCCTTTTTAGGCTTCTTCATATTACATTATGAAATTGGGGAATTTTACTCGATGTTTATCAGCCATTTCCTTAATTTGCTCCTCGTTTTCTACAACTTCTCCAAGCGATGTAAAATATTCAATGGCGTCATTCATATTCTTCACTTTGGGAATATCTTTATACCCATTTGCCGCTTCTTTTTCAGCCCTTTCTTTGGCTATTTTCATTTTTCTTGCCTCCCGACTACTTTTAGGTTCTTGTGCTGCGGCATCAACGTTTTTAGCATCTGATTGATTATACGTTGCTGCCAACCTGAATACAGAACCAAATCTTTCATCATTTTCTATAGCATCCTGGACAAAAGGATTTTTGGTGATTAAGACTGCATGCTTCCCATTTAAGTGATTTCCGCTCTTAAACTCCATGTTAACCTTTACTCCGCAATATACCGTCTTCATCAGACAGGCATCCATTCCAATCAATTCATATATCTTAGTAGTCATAAATCTTCCGTTTTTAATGAGAAAGGAACGCTAAGAATCAGTTAAGATCCCAGCGTTCCTTTTTTTTATTTTAGCTTATATATTACGCATTGATCTCACCCTTGTAAGGTTCCCATGACGTTCCATTATAAGTGTAAAGTCCAACCCCATTTGCGCCTTCAGGAGTAGTCAAATATACCACGTCACCTTCAGCAGGAGATTCTACGCCAGTCAATGATGATACGCTCTTTACTACTGCATCAAGTGCACTTAACTTGTAACCGCTTATAGTAACATCCGGTCCGACAAGCATGCTGTTATATCCAGTCAACATCAAGCAGTCATCCTGAACATAGTATTGTGATTTTGCTTCTCTCACTTCACCACCTTCACCCTTTTCATGGTTAACGGTAATGGTCTTTCCTTTCTGATAGTAATAGCGTTTTGCATCTTTCATCGGGAAGATAACTGCACATTCTTCATATCCAAGATCATCCAGACCGTGCTCAACTTTAAAATTGATTTTACCAAACGTCGTCTCAAAACTGGAGATATCAATACCTAAAGCCTGATTTTTCTTGAAAGTGATGTCCTTATGCTTTGTGTAGTCAATATTCAGAAGCTTTTCAATAAACTTGGTTCCGCAATAGGCATCCACTTCATTTGTGGTTGAATATTTGCCAAAGAACAATCGGGTGATTCCGATAAGGTCAGCAAATTCCAATTTAGCACCAATTTGATAACCGATACGTAACTGCCGCAATACACCTTCCTGTGTATAGACATATTCCGTTCCAGTTTTCTTATTAGTCTTCATAAATTTGCTAGCCTTACCAATAAGCATTGTACGAGTTACTTTCTTTCGGAAGTTTGCCAAGATCCAATCTTTTAGGTCTTGTACATTCCAACTAGCCTTTTTATTGATACGTTCAAAGAACTCGGTCCAAGTAATTGGACATACCTTCTTTTGCAAATAGCACTTCTCTTTATTGGGATAAGCTGCGTCTGGAGTAATTTCAATTTCACTTTCACTCATTGCAGGTGCCATTACATGTAAAGTCGTTCCAGCCGGAATATCTGGAACATACACTGCTCCTGAATTTAAAGGGCCGTTGATAGCTACAGCCATAACTCCGGTAGCTTTTTCAGAGGAAGAAACGTACAGCATCAGCGGGCTGTTATCTTTTTCTCCTTTATCGTTGTATCCGCTTACTCCATCTACAAGAATTGTAGCACATTCAGCAAACAATTTTTCATCGTTTTTATACAACGGAAGTTTTACTTCTACATCTTTAGCAGTATTTGTTAGTGCCTCCTTTGTCTCACAATCCATTACCGCTTCACCAATGTTATAGTGTTCCGGCTCTTTAGTGTTGACTTTGATTTGTTTTGCGAGTTTGAGGAAATCCGTATGCATAGGGTATTTGAAGGCCTGAAACTTTGTCACATAATCCTCCACCTTATTTTCGGCAAGTTCAGCCTGATCTATGGCGGAACCAGTGGCCGCATTTCCCTGTTGATCAATGCCACCTTTAGTTGCATTAGGTTCTCCAGGGGTAGCTCCTTCAAGCGGAGTTCCATCATTAGGGTCGGTATCACTACCATTATCACCAATTTCCAAGGCCATAGCCGCACCTCCGCCACTCAATACGGCTAAGGCAAAGAGCAATATTTTGCCCCAAAACCATTTACTTCCAAATTCTTTCATAAAATTATTGCATTATAAATTAATTATTTAAACGAAAGGGTTTACCACTTCCACTTCTTTTCTCTCTGTTACAGCAGCCTGTTGCCCTCTTGGCTTCGGTTGACTACTATTCAAATTTCTCAGTTTGTCTTCCACTTTTGCACTAAGTCCTTGTGCCACGCCTTCATCTTTTGCTTCGGCTACGGCAGTATCATAATTCATGCCCTTGGCCATCATTTCAAACAGAGACGGATCGATCTTTCCTACAATCAAATCGTCCATTACCTGGTACATTCTTCCGATAGTTTCTTCGGCTTGCTCATCTGTCAAACCCATTTCTTGAGCTTTTGCACGGATAGCATCAACACTTGCAGGCATATTTTCCTGCATTTGCTTTTCTATCTCATCAGCTTTTGCCAGTTTCTCCAGATATGACTCATGAGCACTCGCCAGTCTTTTGGAATATTCTGGGTCCTCTCCCAACGCCTTAAGATCCAAACCTTTATTCTCTACCATCCATACCACTGGATCAAAATCATCCTGTTTCTGTGAGGCTATAATCATTTCAGCAAAAGCCGGACTTTTACTCATTCTTTCACGCATTTTTTTGCTGTTTCCCTCATAACCTTCATATTCATCGAACATGCGGTTTACCCCATCATAGTAGGATTCTTCATCTTCAAGGTTTACTTCAGGATACCGTTTACTGAAACGCTCTCTAAATGTATCCTTTTTTGATTTTTCTACAATTGAAGTATCTGCCATAAAATAACACTTTTTGGTTTTGACACAAAGAACGAAATAATATCTATATGCATTTTGCTAATTTGATAATTTTATTTGCTTTAAAAGCATGATTTCTATTAAACTTACAATTCCTTTTTATATCTTTGCCATATCTACAATCTTAAACCCATATCCATCATGAACAATAGTATAGAATTCATTACCATGAGGGACCGAGAATTATTTGCAGCTTATCGTTCTGCACTTCGTAGATCGGATATCCGGTCCCACAAAGAAGCCATACAGGCAGCTATAAATTCTACTACATCTCGTTTCTGGATCTCATCATTTCAGGCATACAGATGTATTTTAAAACTAAAAAAGGGACAAAAGCCTGGCGTAAGAGGAATACGACAGAAAATGATAAATGACCTCTATAATGTATTTTCAGACATGAGTAATAATCGCCGAGAGTTTAAGGGATGCTCTACCTATTTTATTGTAGGATTTGCTGTTAATCATTCTGCTCCCGGCTTTTACATATCCTATCATCGCGCTTCAGCTATCATCTCCCGCATGAATAGAGAACGAAGGAATGAACGATAAAATATACAAACTACTTCCTTCTGTTATAATTGCAATTACCTGCATACTTTTATTCTGTTTCTTCATTTCTTTCAAATGCGATTCACAATCGAAATCAATATTGAAACTGTTATATATTTTCTCTCACGCAAACATTTTTCATCTCACTCTTAATCTTATAGCCCTTTTTCAGTTTCGTCCTCGTTTTAAAACATGTATTATAGGCTATATATCATCAGTTTTAGCAGCGTTCATTCCTTTTTCTCATTTGGCTGTCCCCACATGTGGACTATCCGGTTTCTTAATGGCATGTTATGCACGTCGATACTATTCATATAAGCTCAGTCCCAAATGGCTTATCCTATCAAATGTAGTATTAGCTTTTGTTCCTTATGTCAATTGGCGTATACATCTTATTTCATTCTTTATAGCATATATTATTTATGGCACGATACACCGTTACACCATATACCGAAGAAGCAAAACAAATAATAGCTGAGAACGAAATTCGCCTCAGACGCATCTTTGGCACTCACGATCAATATAGTGGTCGTGAGATGGAAGATCATGTGTGTAAAGTAACCATTCCCGACTATCCCATTCGCGTACAATGGCTTACTAAAGAAGTGGCTCATAACCAATTATATAAAGATGTAATAAAAGCAGGTAGTATTAAAGCATATACTGATCACTTCAACGAAATCCATGGAGCTTCCATTGAGGAAGAAGACGTAATCAATCAATTGTTTATTGCTCGTGCTTCCAGAGATCCCTCATTTGCTTTCTTCACATGTTTCAAAATAAAGCATAAAATACTTGGAGACATGGTACCATTTCGGCTTAACTATGCTCAGCGCATTCTTCTTGCCGAATTAGAAAGAATGCGGATTGCCAAGGTGCCTATCCGTATCATTCTTCTTAAAGCACGGCAGTGGGGTGGATCTACTCTCGTACAATTATACATAGCATGGGTACAACTATTTGTAAAAGAAGGATGGTACTCAGTTATTATAGCCCAAACTAAAGATACTGCCAAGCGTATCAAAGCTATGTATAAGAAGGTTCTTGAAGCCATCCCTACTTTTATCTTTAATACTAATAGTCTACAGTTTGCTCCATATGAGCATTCCAGTTCCGATTCAATCATTACCGATCAGTCTGGGAATAAACTTCGAGACAATGTTATCACTGTCGCCTCTTATGAAAACTTTGAGTCTACCCGCGGTATGGACTATGCCATGGCTCATTTCTCCGAAGTAGCCTACTGGAAAACAACAGAGTCAAAATCTGCCGAAAAAGTTATTTCCAACATTGATTCTAACATTCTTGAGAAACCACTTACTATTGAAGTATCTGAATCTACAGCCAACGGTATGAGCGGATACTTCTATGATGAGTATCAGCTAGCCAAGAAAGGAAAATCTTCCAGAAAAGCGATATTTATCCCCTTCTTCTATATTGAAAATGACATGCTTCAATTTGATACCCCCAGAGAAAAACGTGAGTTTGCTGAACAATTGGTGGCCAACAAGCATATTACTACATCTACAGAGACATCCGAATCTGGCGAATACATATACTCTCTTTGGAAAAAAGGAGCCACACTTGAACACATCAAATGGTATATTCAAAAGCGTAGTAGCTTTCATGATCATGCTAGTATGGCATCCGAAGCTCCTAGTGATGATGTTGAATGCTTCAAATTTTCCGGGAATCGGGTATTTAATATCTATACGATTGATACCCTTCGTGAGAAATATGTATGTACTCCTATCTTTCGTGGAGATATCTCTCAATCTGAGAAGACCGGTAAAATTGCGCTTATTCCTGATCCTAGTAATGGACTTCTCCGTATTTGGAAACAACCCAATGAAATTCCAACTCAACATCAATACATGGTTATTGTTGACGTTGGTGGTCGAAGTAAAGATTCTGACCCGTCATGTATTACTGTTATAGACCGATGGCCTATTCGTTTTAAAGGCGGAAAGCCCGAAGTTGTCGCCCGCTGGCACGGACATATTCGTTATGACTTTCTTGCCTACAAAGCTGTCAAGATAGCCCGGTACTATAAAAATGCCATTATTATATTCGAAAGTAATACCTTTGATAAGAAGAAGGCTGAATCTACCGAATTCGTTGAACAAGGTGATCATATTCGTGGTATCTTGAAAAAGATAGAAGACATCTACTCTAACCTTTATATGCGTACCGCCACCGATCCCGAAGATATCCGTAATGGCATTTATAAAAAAATAGGTTTTCAAACCAATGTGAAGACCAAGCAGGATATGGTTGACAATTTCATTGTTGTCTTCGAAGATGACTCTTTCATCGATCCCGACTATCGCCTTTATGAAGAAGCCTCCATCTACGAACAACGACCAGACGGAAGCTACGGAAATATAAAAGGCAGGGAAAATCACGATGATATACTTATGACCGATATGATTGGAGCATTAGTATCCGATGAATTACCCCTGCCTTACATCTACAAAAAAGATGAAACTTTAGTAGACAGGTCTACTAAGAATGAGTCAAGTATGTAAAATGGCTCTGAAATAGGGATATAATTACACTTTATTTAAGACAGATACATTATTACCATATGACCTATCGTTCAGTAACATCCCACTTTCTGTACCGAAATTATTATCCACGATTGAATCTGACTTTCCATTAATGGCGGAATACACATTACAATTAATAGCTGTTATGTCGAAGTTTTTAACAGAATTAGATGAATAGCCTCGTAATGTAACCGCCAAGCTATCTTCACAGTAAACATCGCATCTAATTATTTTTAAGGATTGAGAAACACCGGTTCCATCTGCCTTAGCATGAACGTACAATGCACCTCTCTTATATTCTTCATAAACTCCGACTCCAGAATATAATTCGGTGTCAATAAGCTCAATCGAATAATTATTATATGTTCCAGCGCCAATACAAGGTCGGTTAGCATTAATCAATCTACAACCTATTACTTTTAGTGATCTACCGTAAGAATTAACAGCACTTTCTGCATGTATTGTATAAGCCATATTTTTAGCGGGCCAACCTTCTGGCAATATTACTCCATCAATATTCGGGTCTGGATTGCTTGCTGTTTCGATTATTGTCATATTTTGAACACTTCCTACATTCATTTCAAGCGGAGGAGTTCGATAATCAGAACTATCATCTTGAAGAACACAAGTTTCTCTACTTATACCGATAAGATTTATATTCTTACCCCAAGCTTGAACTCTTTCATTATATGTTCCTGGATAAATAAGAATAGTATCTCCATCTCTTGCAGTGTTGACCGCAGACTGTATTGTGTTGAATTGTTTATACGGTCCTACTTCTAAAATCCCTAAATTTCCAACTTCTTTTACGTCATTATCAATCGGGAGAGTATAAATCAATCGGGCGGATAAAGCTCCGAATGTAGATGAGATATCCGAAAAAGAAATTTCACTCCCTACTGAAACAGGGATTGAGAATTGTCCCATTCTGCTTGCAGCCGTTGAAGAATCCGCCATACCTACGCAACCAGTAATTCCCTCTTTATTGACAAAAGTAAACAACGTGTCATACAATAAAGTCTTTCCAATATAAGCCTCAATTTGCGTTTCAGAAGTATCAATAGCCGTAATATCTAAAGAATCTATTACAGTCAGAATACCATTCTCCAATTTCCAGACTTCCATTAAAGAGGTTCCGGCCTGCTTAGGAATAAATGAAAAAGAATTTATGGTACTTCCTTTAGGAACTAAAGAATTTGGTCCCCTTCTATTTGCCGTTGACATATCTACCGTAGGTGTCACCAAATGAGAGATAGTACTTCTTGTCTGTACTTTTGTTGTTATTAAGTTAGAAGTAACTCTGGTTATCGTTAAACCTTTAGCCAAAGACATTCTTATAGCTTCTGACTTAACTATAATATCTATATGTTGTTTTCCGGATGGCTTCCAACTATTATAATTGGTAACTAAAGTCGAATCACTCGGTGTAGAACTCCATCCTGCAATGATGCTCATGGGGACAGTAATTTCAATATCACCGACAATATGATAATATCTTCCCTCTTGTACCGTAGCCCATAGCATCGGAACACTACTACCTAAATTACCGTCATAGTCTACTATTGGTAACGACAGTTCATAAGTACTGATAGATAGGATATCTACCATGTTACCCGTAACAAAATCGGTACAACCTCCAGATAAACTATCACTTGCTTCCAAACTCTTTACTAAATCTGAATCCCTGGTTGATGCCTCACAAGTTACAAGGGTGTCACCAATAATGTCAGCCATTCGGTGCTGAATCCAAGCCCCCTTGCCTCTTGTTGGATGCCAACCATAAGTAACGCCATCAATCACTTCCGTGTTATTAGATGGATTATCACAATGCAGAATAGAAACTTGTTCTCCTGTCACCGGATGAACTTCATTTTTACTAAACCCAATTCTCTTATCCAACTCACAGAGTGTAAAACCCCACTTTCTTTGTAATGCACGAATACTATCATTGAAAATGGTTCTCGCGTCATGCCAATGAGTAACAACCACTACTCGGTACGGCTTCCCGTCTTTCGTCCCATACCATTTACTGTTTTCATTTAAACGAGCTGCATAACATTCGGCAGCGTATTTCTTCAATACATAATCCCATTGTGCTGACCGATCTGTAAGCGGGAATACATAATCCTCATAGTTTTCTTTCAGATTGGTGGTATCTGTCACCGTCTGATTGTGAGAATGGGAAATAAGGAAAATATCGAAATCCTCAAATTCTTCCTGAGTGTACAGCGTTCCATCGTGCATTTTCTGGGCCGTATGCTGCATAGTTTCACCACTCACCGCTTTATTGTATCCAGTTATTCCAAGGGTTCCGCATACATAACTGAACCATTCATTTTCGGGATATGCAAAAGAAGCTCCAGTCAACAGTACATTCTTACTATCCGTTGATTTGCCTCCAGTGCTTTCAAGAACATATTTGGTTCCTGCATACGCTTCGTAATCTGTAGCTTCACTTCCTACTTCTAATTGAGGATTGGGAACATATTTTACATTAATATTACCGCTTTGAAGAACCATTCTCACATAGAAAGTTCGTCCATCATTTATGTTTGCGGTAAATGTGCAACTTCCTTTTAATCCCGTAGAATCTACTACCATAGCATGAGCTGTTCGTTTCAAGAAGTTACCATCCTTGTCAAAATACGCCAAATACATATTAGGAATCGTGGGATTAAAAACGGCTAAATTAGAAACAGTGTAAGTAATGCCATCCTTCAAAAATAAACGATTACTTGCAATGCCTCTAAAAATCGTTACCCACTCTCCATCCTGTAAAGAATAACCATACAAAAGGTCGTCTTCATTAATATAGTTCTTTCCTGTTGGATACTCACTATACTTCATTCGAGATTGTAAGATGAATTCATGGTCATCCTTATCGAATACCAAACCCTGGAAAGCAACTGGAGCAGAAGCGGAAGGCCCCTCCTCTAATTGCATATTGGAAGCATCCAACTTACCGGAATTACTTAGTACTATTCTTTCATAAGCTGCACCTTTAAGTTTGGTGTACTTGAAAGATAAAGTAAGATCGTCTTCAGAAGCATATGTTACCACAGTTCTACCTATATGATTTCCGGTAGCATCAAAAGAAGCTATATATATGTTCAAGTTAGTAGGATAAGCCTGTACATTCTGTATAGTATAGTACATGTTTTTGAGATACAATTTACCCGAACTTATTAAATTCGGATTGTTTACCCAAACATTATCAGCATATCCCCATCCTTTAAGTACATCAACAGTATCCAAAAGATTAATGTTGACCGGAGTAGCGTTGAAACTGCTAGTAATATAATTAGATGAGTCATTAACAGATTTGGCTATATCCTCTGTTACGGTTAATCTCTTCTGTGAAGCGGGCATACCTTCTTGTGTAATTTTTAAATTGGAATACCCGTCTGTATTATCTGATTTCAAGAAATTTATAAGGCATATCTTAGCACCTGTTGGAATAGTATTTCCCTTACCCAGAAGACTTTCTGAAGTGGGAAGTAACGTGCTAAAATACCCAATTATTGACGGGATTGGCCCTTCAATAGTTAAAGTGGTACTTCCCTCATAGATATTTACCCAGGCGCAATCATAACCTTCATCTTCTATATATTTTTGAAAATTTCCATCACTATCATAATTAGCTAAATGGTTATAATCTAGTATGGGATTTCCCATTATACCCGTTGAAGGATATATTATATATCTATCTTTAGTAAATTCTCCGGTTACCGTCTTCTGACTAACCACCTCTGTTTCACTCTCTCCCAGCTCTTGCACCACCCCCGCAGCAATACTTGTAAACTGTCCATTGTCAACCCATACATTTTCATTCTTTACAAACAGCTTGTATATCGGATTAGTATGCTCTGTATCACTCTCCGCATAAGTAGGTCCTACACCGTATATGTCCCCTTGAACAGCACTTGACGGAAGATCAGACGTCGTAGCAACATATCCTTTGATGTGCAGGTTATTGGTGAAAGTTCCGCTCAGGTCCGCCCACGTCTTACCTTCATCCCGGCTAATCTGTATCTTGCCGACATTATTAGCCTGGCTGCTTCCCGAAGTACCGGTGAATCTGAACCAAGCGGCTATATAATCCGATGCAAGCTCCCATGTCTGGTTGTCATACGAGTAATAGAGCTTGTTATCTATTGTCTTCATCCACGGAGTAAGCCCGTTATCACCTTTAGGACCCAATGCTTTCACTCCTGTATCCGCACCGTTGATAATCCAGGTACCACTCTTGCTTACAGAGATATCTCCCTGAAGAGACAGTTCGTCAATGCGCATCCAGTTCGCATCAAGCCCCCAGTGATCGTTGTCACTCTGAGAGTCATTCACGCACTTCTCCGTCACGACCTCATCATCCATATTCCGATAGGTGATCTGGACGCCTTTACGTCTCATCTCTTTAGGCAAGAGCAATCTCGTATCCTTTGCGGTTCCCTGGTATTGCAGGAACACGTTATTGAACTGGGCCAGCATACTTTCAAGATTAGCCCCTGTCTTGCCGTCGTAAACTGCGTGAGTATACGTTACCGGGAATATCGGATATTCCTTACTGTTCTTATCCTTATCATGCAGCTGGACCACTTGCTTATACTTATCCAAGCCGCATACATCGTTCTCACATCTTTCCATATCTTGATCCTTTTTGACAATGATTTCTACACATTTTATTTATTGATATACTGTCTTAAAAACATTCTGAAATTATACTACTCTTATGAACTTAATTATGTACATTACAAACATCTATGGGTATAGCGATTTTAGAATGAGAGCCATTTGCTCCAACATAATTCATAATAGTATTTGAACTATAATCTATATACGCTCCTTTTGCAGAATAAGATTCTATCTTAGTGCTAAATATCGGTAGTCCATCTATTTCAGCATACATTGCAAAAAAGCGACCATAATCAGAAAGTTCCATTTGAATATTTTCGGAATCAGTGGCAATACATAATATGTTTTTAGTGTTGGCAAAGGTCTTCCCAGCAGAAGTTGTTTTATTCATACTAAAATCAGTAATCGGCTGATTAAGAGTATATCTTTGATAGTATCTACCTGTAGCCTCTAAAGTAGAAGTGTCTATATCTATTAAGAGGACTTTATAAGCATTATCAATAGCAGCAGAAGATATTATAGTATAATCAAATGTAGTAGTACTATCTTGAGTAGCATATACTACATCAATAACGATATTACTATTATCACTACTTTCTCTCTTTAGAAAAACATCAAGCTTAATTTTATGTGTATAATCATAAGCGGAAAATAATCGAGTTTGAGTTAATTCAGTTCCGGGATTATTTGCCAAAGCTACTCTAAATTTTATTATACTACCTGAAAGATCAACACCTTCTTTATATATAGCTTTATTCCTAAAATAAGAAGAATAAAATAATACGTTATTTCCTTCTATTGGAAACAATAATTTAAAAGTACTATCATACCAAGATTTAGCAGCTTTATTATAATCCCTATCTATTGCCTTTATAACAGTTCCCATATTAATAATACATTAAATTTACTAGTTTATTTACATTAATTTCGGTTTCAACAACATTATAGTCATAATTAACAGCAGAAGTTTTTATATAGAACAATACAACCAGCTTATTATTAATCACTTGAAGACTACAATATCCGCAATCTCTTCCTAGTACATCTCCATAGTATTTTGCATTATCAATATAAACTTTACCAGAATCATTCATCAGGGCGAACCTGCAAGGAGTATAATAATTTTTCCAATCCCTGCCCATGATAACAGCAGTATTGTCATTTACTAATACTGCATCTAGGCCGTCATATGCTACATCATCAATAACTGCAAATAATTCAAACTTAGAAGTAGAAGTATTATATTTAAAAATAGGTGTGTTTTCTCTTCGTGCATCTTCTCTAAACACTATATAAAAATTAGTATCGCTAAACTTTATAAAAGCATGTTCTGTATAAACCATTCCATTATAAGGAATAATATCAAAAGTAGTTATATGAGTATTATTTGTAAAATCTCCATCAAAACTAAATATATAATTTGCTTTACTTGAAGTATAACAACTAAATAAATAAGAACTCCCTACTTTGATAATATTACCTCCTATAATCATAGAATCAGTAATAGTATTATCTTGATAGCTATTAACCAATGACCCATTATTTAATATAGGTACTTTAATTTGATTTACTATGCTTATATTATTAGAAGAATCAATAGACACCTCAAACAACATTGTAAAAGACCCTTTAGTATCCGAACTATCAGAAGTAGTAACAAATACACCTAATAAGACGTTAGAATTAAAAGGAATAGCGTAAGCTGCCCTATAAGATCTAAACATTCCAGAAGAATCTGATACTGGTAAAACTAATTCCTTTTCATCAGACCAGGTATCTCCATTATCAGAAGAATATTTATAATGTAAATTCTCATGTACTCCCGGAGTGCTCGTATGACTTGCTGCTTGATAATAAAAACAGTATAAAACATCATTATGAACGACGGAAGTTGGAAAACCAGCAAATGCTCCTGTAGCTAATCTGACAGAACGAATATTTCTAAACTGCGGAAGAATACTGTAATCGCTATCTACTAATTGATAGTTGGATATTGTTTCTTTTGCTAAGTTCTTTGCATCTAGCACGTCATATACGTTATTTAGGCATATCCCATCTGAATTTACAGCATTTATCCCATCCAGATATTTAAAAGAGCCTTTTAAAGACGCATTTTGTATCTTATAACCGTAAGGCAATATAGTAGTTCCATTCCCCACAATCGTTCCATTGCTGAAGCTCCCCCCTTGGAAGTCAAGAGTGCAACCGGAAGGGAGAGTGAGGGTTGCACCGTTTAGGTCGATGTCGGATACTATCTTGTAGATAATATTGGGAAGTGTTATTTGAGAATTATGATTTACAAACTTTTGTTTATCTACAGACGTCCCATCAGGATTAACCCAACCAGTTTCTGATAAGGATAATGTAACCCCTAAATCCGTGTCATAATATGAATGCCCTAACATTGGATTAGAAAATTCTTTTATTGCATTACGAGAATTTCCATAGTAAGGATTAAGTGTAGGGATTATTTTATCTGTAGATTTATACACATCCCATGATTTGTCACTTTTTTGAATAAATTCGACAGAACTTAACGGAGGCAAATCAAGGGAAGGATCCTTTGTATATATTAGAGGAAAATTTATTTTATCTCCGGGAAAAAAACGGCTATGAACATTGTGCTCTTCTTGAATATTTTCAACTGTAATTTTAAAGTTGCTTACTGTATCTGCTTTAGGTAATCTAAAATTTTTTGTAGAAGGATTATTGAAAATTATTCTATATCCCCAATAATTATTAGAACCATTAGATAAAAGAAAATGATTATCTCCACTTACTGTATATGTAGGTGGTATATTATACTTCACCTCACTATCTTCTTCTATAAAATAAGGTATATTAGTACCTCCCTCCATAGAAGGATTTTCAACGTTGAATAAATGTATATTTTTAGGGGAATTACCAAATGTTGAAAATATTAAGTAACTTACTCTATTATCAATTCTAGTATCTATTATTCTTAAATTATCTATAGTAAGTTTTGCAGAATTAGTATAATCATAGGTAGTAGGATTATAGAATTTTAATACTGCCGACATCGACTTAGCAAAGTTACTATCTACTTTTGGATTAAGAACTACTAAATTATTTATTATTATAGGTAATCCATTATCTACCATATTTCTAAATTCCAAAGGATTCATATATGAATTAGATATAGTAATATTATTTAATTCTACTAAACCCTTTATTTTATTAGATAGATTTGAATTAGTAGTCACCGAAGAGTACCTTAATGCTGGCAATAAAACAGAAGTATTTCTTGAACCGTCTAAATTACTTGATAATCCATTAACTTGAACATAAAATTCTCTATGATCATCAGTAACATTATCGTGCATTAAATGTGCAGGAACAATATGCAAAGCACCACCAAAATTATTTTCTGAAATATAATTATTAATAGTTACTTTAATACGTTCGTCATATCTAATAGCATCTGGTTCTATGTCTATACCAGCAGCAGGAACTGTATATTTTAGTATTCCTGTATTAGTCGCTTTAAAATTATTAATTCTCCCTTCATATAGAGCTACAATCGATAACCCCTGCCTTCTATTATAATGAGCTTCACAATTATATAAGTTGCAATTGAAATTATTAGATTCTTCTGATCCAGTAGACAGAAAAATATACCCATCACCCCAATTATAGCTAGATTTGCAATTATAGAGATTGATATTTTTAGAAGACGAAATAGCTATTCCAAATCCAAATTCTCCCTCATCTCCTATATGGTTACTAATATCACCTTCAATATTTACTCCGTATATAGATACATTTTCTACTTTATAAATACTTAATATAGAATAATATTCAGCTGTTTGACCATCTATAATGAGTTTTGAGTCATCTGTAAATTTTAAAATCTGATTACTAATCGGTCTTATACCTCCATCATATTCCTTACTGCTTGAAGCTATTGGGTTTATTTTGTAAGTTCCATCAAAATAAATTATCTTACCATGTCCGGCAAGCAAAACATTATTTATAGCATTGGTGCTTTCAATATTTCCTGTATTATCCACACCAAACCAGTT